GCTGTTGCGGTTGCTGCGGTGGAGCTTGGCGTGGGTCGCCAAAGAAGTCGTTTACATTTTTAAAGCCAGATAGCTCTGCAATCTTAGCCAATGTATTGCGATACTGAAGAGGATTAACGAGAGGATTATTTGACCCCATCATCTGCATAATCTGCTCCTGCTTCTGCAAGATAATAAACAGAGAGCGCAACTGTTCATCTTTAGTGCCATTACCCAAGCCAACATTAATCTGCACATCAAAAGTGTGTGACCATTCGCGTGGGTCAATCGGCGTAAACTGATTGTTCAATCTAATCATCTTAGGCTTGTTGTCGTACTTAGTGACAAGATGCAAGATACCTTGGAACAATCTACGCACACCCGTCTCAGCAAAGACACGGGCAATCATCTCAATCTTACCCTGACTTGCAGATGTCATAGCAGCAACAGCCGTAGCCGTTGTTGACTGCAATGCATCAGCATCCAAGCCCATAGACTGACGACTTACACCTGTGCGCTGTTCCTTAACTCTGTCCATATATTCCAGTGCAGGAAACACAGAGCGAGATACTTCAGGAACTTGCAAGGGTTGCACCATTCCTGGCGCACGAGTTCTGACGATACCGCCTGGTCTGTTGGTCAACAAGTCATCAAGATTAACTTGACCCTCAACAGCAATCACACGGGCATTGTTTGTGTTGTAGATATTATCAAGCAACTGACGCATCAAAGTTGACTTAATCAATTGCACATCCATCACAAGCTCGGCAACAGAACGACCAATAGCTCTGTGTGGCATCAAGATTGGTGATAATATAGAAAACGGAATGTGGTCAAATTCTTCATTCTCAAGAATATGATGACCTTCACCAATAGTTAAAACACGCCGAAACTCAGCAATGCCATCGCCGTCATAATCAGTGCGGATATAAGATTCAACAACCAAGACTTCGCGCATGGTCGGGTCGAGGCTGTCGAAGTCAGAGTTAGTCTCAAGGTCTTCAAACCTGCTGGTTCGTTCTTCTGAGATTTCAATGTCTGTAAATCCTGCGTATTCTTCAACTTCATCTCTGTCATAACCCATCTCTACCAAATCACTAACAGTCATGGTTGTGCGGTGAGCAACAAAGTCAGCGTCTTCAATTGACTTTGCACGTTTGCCAATCAAAAACTCCTCTGGCGGGACATTCTCAACGACAACACGACCAAACACATTTGTACGGCGCACCTTAATATCATAAGCAATGGGGGCTGGGATGACCATGCCATCAGGCATCTCCATCTCCTCACCAACTTCACGCTCTGCCTGTGATACAATCTCGACATTAGGGTCAGAAACAATAATGGTAAGTTCCTGCTCATTCAAACCGCTATATTCTTCGGTCTGCATTTCAGCAGTCTCATCCCAATAATATTTAACCACACCCATCTTTTGCAGCAACGCATCTTTGAACCAGTTGTGCATGATTTCAAAGCCACGATTATCATTGTTAATAATCCAGTTGCAATAGTCACTGGCTTGCTCGGCAGCAGCAACATCCTCTGGGCCTTTGGGCATGAACTTTACATACTCATCTGATGACGCAAATATACGCATCAGATTAGGCATGATGTGTTCAATCGTATCTGAAACTTCAGTGCTAACTACTTGTGATCTGTCAGCCTGTTCATTACCAAAAGGCTCACCCAGATAGTAGTCCATCGCATCAATGCGGTCTTGAGAAAACTCAGTGTCGTAATAACCTAGAGCCTGTTCAATCTCGTTGCGAACAATAGCCTGAAATTCAATATCACTTATTTTTGCCATTTGCTTTCTTGGTCGTCTTTTTAACGCCAACCTTCTTTACAGACTTCTTTACAACTTCCTGTGACTTTTCTGCCACAGTTGTAGGCTGTACATCAAGAGGCTTCCTACAAGACTTGCAAAGACCCTGATAACCATTTGGATTTGGATGACCACAATGAGGACAAATCATTTCTTTTCCTTCCGTTTTGGACGACCACGCTTGCGTGGTGTTTCTTGTTGCAACTTAGCAACCTCTTCAGCTTTGATAAGCTCTTGAGCTTTTTCGAGCGCGCGATTACGCCTGTAAATAGTTTGAAAAACAATCTGCTCTGTCATTTTTTCCTCTAAAAAAGTGATCGTTTAATTTTAACAGGTTCAAACAAAATAGACATCGGGCCAAGACCAAGTTGCTTACCTGTGATGCCCGTGTATCCATATAGCTTCGCCAGACTTTCGCCTGTATTTAACCTCATCTGTTCATTTATACCAAACAGCCCAGGCGGTTGCGGATAACGTCCAGCAGCAAGCGTTCTTAATCCTAACGAATCAATGTCGTACGGATATAGTGCTTGCCCCTCACCCGTCGATTCATAGCGAACCCTACCCTCAACAACACTAGGCTCTGGTTTTATCTCAGCACCAGGAGATTCAGGGCCATAAAAGTAAGTTCTATCAGGAGCAGGAACACCCTCTATCTTGCCGACTCTTCCACGTTCTTCGCCTCTTATTTTGCTCGTTTGCTGAAAAGCTGGATCAGCAAACAATAAACCTTCAGGCCCATAGTGAACCCCGTAAAAAGGCTCTCTTGGCTGAGATGTTAAATCCTTTAAGTATTCAGGAATAAAATATTCTTTGTTAAAATCTGGCGAAATATATTCAGCAGGTAACAAGACAGACTTTTGCTCTGCAAAGTTTAAATCTTTATATAAAGATGTCTTTATATCTGTAATTTCATTTAATCTTGTTTCATTTACTGGTTGTCCAGTAACCCTTGCTTTTTTTCTAATCTGTTTAACTTCATCGTCAAGCTGACGTATGTTTTTAAAAAGTTCAGCATTAGCCGTGCCGTAGTTAACAAAACTATTCTGCCCCCTTGTTTCAGAAGCCATAGCCAATCTTGCTAAAGGGCTGTACATCTGACTATGGCTAACAAACGCTATTTCTTCTCCTTTAGGTTGAAACGAGTTTGCGCCGATAGAATGACCAAACATATCATGCACAGCCCTAAACATTTCGTTTTCTGTAAGGCCCGTGTCAGGGTCAATATTTTTTAAATATTCGTGTTCATCACCACCACGAAAAACATTTAGATTTTTATTCTGGACAACATCTTGCACCATGTCAGATGCTTTTGAATATTCTAGTTCACCATCATGGAAGGTAAAGGTCATACCTGACCCGCCTAAAGAATTAAACTGATCTTTAGTTTCTCTTGCCATTGCCTCATAAGAGGCTTGCACAAGTTCGTCATAATTTTTTGCGCCCGAAGCCTCAACAACATCAGGCATCAATCTTTGGTAAGATTGAAAAACTAAATCTTTGTATTGATCGTCACCTTGCACAGATATTTCGTAAACACGACCTATTGCGGCCTGTTTCACCAAATTACTTTCAATGCTTGCGGGGTCTATTCTCTCGTAAGGTACACCGAAATTATCTTCAGTGTATTTGTTAGCGATATTGAAGGCATCATTTAGTTTGTCATCAGCTAGGATTTCGTCGATTTCTTCTTTCGTAAGGCCTGTGCCACTTCCCCCCTCAGTGACCTCGCGCTTCCCTTGTATGGATCGCTCTGATTGCGTTCCAGCGCGTCCACCTCCCACCCCGTCGGGTGATAAACTAATGACTCGGAGGACACCTGCCTCTTCGTCTTCTTCAATTCTGAATCTTGGTTTTTCACCTGTTTCCTTCCACCTTTTTAGATCACTGAATACATCTAAAGCTGACGCACCCGCTAAAATCTTTTTGCCGACCTTTATGGCTACAAGCGGGTCTAACATATCAGCAGTAAATCGTCCAACATTTTCTGCCACACTACCTGTGGGTGTCATGTTTGGTCTGATTTTGGAATACATATCAATTAAGAAGTCACTGCCCATAAACGGCTTATCAGAAGGTGTGCGACCAAATTTTCTCGCAACAGGGCTATATATTGCATTAACAAGGTCAACAGGGCCGCCTATTAAATTAAATGGTTGATAAGCAAGCCCACGAGCATATCCAAGCGGATCTCCTATTACACCCTCATAACCCGTTTCCAATGCAGAAGACAACAGACCAAGGGCGTCGGACGCAGTGTCAGCCAGCAACCCACCCACACCTGCTGCAGTGTCTGTGCGGAGGCGGGCCATATCCGCATATGTGTCCAATAATGAGGACATTTCAGTCATACCTTTTTACGAGCCTTCTTTTTTGCTCTATCTGATAACTCAGAAAAGTGAAAAAGTTTTTTGCTATTTTTAGTATGCCTAGCACCGCTATGGAGTTCACCATTGGGCATCTTGTGCATACCGCCAGCGTGTTTCGTGCCATCACGAAAATAATGTGGAACACCTTTAGCCATTACTTCTTACCCTTTTTCTTCTTATTTTTTTTCTTGGTTTTCTTCTTACCATAATCTTTTCCGTACATAGTAAACTCCTACCACTTCTTGCACGACCAGTAACCAGCCGTAAGTTTAGATTTTTTCTCATCACATTTGTGACGAGCGCGAAAGCTCTTCCTTCTTGCAGGAATGTTTTTCTTAATAGTCATGTTGGGGTCGCCAAAGCGAACCAACTTAACATTCTCACCCTCTTTTGCCAGCACAGCAAACTTCTTACTCTTGCCTGGTGTTCTCTTAGGTTTATTGTAACCTGAAAAACGCTCACCTCTATAATTAATAGCCATTAGTTAATCCTCATGTGATGCCGTGGCCCTAACTTCTTACGAATATGCAAACCACGCTTCTTATGTCTACGCCTCACCTTAGTCGTCGGACGATAGGTGTTAACCATCATCTTAGCCATTATTTCCTCATCATATCGTACTTAACTGAAGAGTCTGGAACATTACCATAATCGCTTATCTTTTTATAATCCTGATAAAGATTCATAATTGTTTTGTAATTTGCTTTTGGAATACCAAAATCACCATATTTTTCTTGAAGACTGCCAGACTCCAAAAGAGGCATATATTTTTCAAAAACCTCATCCTCTGACATAACTTTTCCTGTTTCCCTGTCATAACCTGGAACTTCATATATTTTACCCTCAAAAGGTATTCCAGTACTAAAAACAGTTGTTACCTGTGGCCTTCCAAGCTCGTCAGGATGACGCAAAGCTAAACCTTTATCTACAGTTTCATTATGATAGTCATGTATAAACTGCAGATAAGGTAATGTTGCACTCAATATTTTGTTTTCATTTAACCTAGCCATTAAGCCTCTCCATAAATGCCTTCAGGGGAAACACGAATACTGGAAACAATCTCCAAAAACTCATCAGTGGTCATTCCATCCTGCTGGGCGCAGTAAGCAGAAGCAAGAAGGCAAATATCCAAAAGATTAGACCACTCACTACCAGAATCAACTAAATCCTCAAGAGTGTCAGCAACAGCCTGAAAGTCATCTCCGTCA